TTTAGATTTTGAGGCTACACTTACAGGTTTCACAAATGATGGTTGGGATTGGAATTTTACAACAGTTGATTCTAGTGCTAGAAAATGGTTAGCATTTGCCATTCAAGCAGATACTTTGCCACCATTTCAGCTTGTTGGATCTGCTACAGGAGTAGCCACAGCATCTGGAGCAATTTCAGTTTCTATAGCTGATGTTGCTATTCCAAGATTTGAATCAGAAATTGGCAGAGTTTTGAGAACTGAAAAGAAACTAACAAAAGTTGTAGAAGTGAATTCAATGCTATCTAAAGTTACTAGTGGAGCAACTGAGGTTAACTGATGGCACGCGAAGTTATTCAACGCTACACAGATTATAATGTTCTTGCTGTAGCGCCAAAATATCACAATTGGACTACTGATGTTGATGTGGTTATCAATGATGCTGGCGGCGGTAGTGCATCATTTAAGGTTTATGATCCTAGTAAAGATGAATTGATTTCTGCTGATGAAGCAATTGGCCAAACAGAACTTAGTGTTTCAGATGCTGGCGTGTTTGATGTTGGGGATTCAGTTGAAGTTACACAAAATAATGGTGTGATTTTATCATCGACGGTTAGCGCAGTTGATTCTACAGCTGGAACAATAACAATTGCTGATTCTTTGGCTGTAGCTGCTGATCTTGGTAGCAGAGTAAGAGTTATTTTTGGGGCATCTGTATCAATGACTGAATATGGTACAGCAAATCTCAACACGCGTGATTGGGGCTACAGAGGTTTGTTTGCTCTTAGCAATCCGGCGCATTCAGATACGCGCGCCAAAGATGGTTTAGAAATCAACATTGAAATTAGCGTTGATGGTGGATCTAATCGTGATTCACTTGATGTTATATGCGCATTGATTCGCGAGAATGACTGTGAGTAAAGAAGTCATACAGCGTAAAAACAGAGTATCGTGTATCGGGGACATGAGTGAGCGGATCAAACTACATAACCGTTCAATTCAAGTGCCGGAATTTGGCACATATGACTTCACAGAAACATTTACTGGAACAAAAACGGTTTGGGCAAATGTTCAGACTGCTGCTGGTCAAACATTTTTCACTGGTGCTAATATTGACGTTGGCTTGAGTCATATTATCATAATTCGATATGATGAGGCTGTTACTTCAGAAACATGGATTGAATTTAATGGTAACAATTTGAAGATCATTAGCGTTGAAAACTTGGATGAGAATAATGAGTTTCTGCGCTTACGTTGTTCAGAACGTGGTGATAAAGATTTGGGGGCTTCAAAAGCATGAGTGCTGTAGGCTATGAAGCTAGCATTTTCAATTCAAAAAGTTTCATGAAGCTACAAAAATTGCGTCCGAAAACTAACAAAGCAATTCGCGCTGCTTGGTTTGATCTTGGACGTGATCTAAAAAATGAAGCCAATAAAGAAATTCTACGCAAACCAAAAAGTGGTAGAGTTTATATCATTCGCATGAAAGGTGGACGCAAAAAGCGTCATGTAGCATCAGCTCCTGGTGAAACTCATGCTAACTTGACTGGCAAACTGCGCCGATCTGTTAGTTGGAAGGTGTATAGCTATCAGAGAATGGAATTTGGATATGGTTTTGCCACAAACAATAGCACTCGTGCTCCTATATATGATCATGTTATTGAAGATGGATTTAAATTTCGTGATGGTAGAGTTATTAAACCTCGACCCAGCATCGCAAATGCTGTAGCAGCAGTAAAGTCAAAAACTAAAGATCATTTTCAAAAGCAAATGCTTGCGGAGTTTAAACGAGTATGAGAGCATCTGATATTGTTTCTCAGCTAAGTGTATTGCTACCGCAGCTTACTGATAAATTCACAACTGATATTGGAGTCTCCAGCATAACTAGATCTGGAACTGACATGACAGTTGTTTGTTCTGAACAGCATAAACTTGAAGTTGGCCAAGCTTTTGCGATAGCTGACTCTGATGTTCCAATTTCCATAACATCTTTGACTAGATCAAGTACAGTTGGTACACTAGTAACCACGACTGCTCACGATCTCACAGAGGCTGTTGCGTCTACTATCAGAATCACTGGAGCAACAGAAGCTGAATTCAATGGCACATTTACTGTTGTTAGCATATCCAATCGCAAAACTATTACATTCACTATGGATGATTCTGGAGCTGTAACTGCAACTGGATCACCTGTGCTACGTGATGCTGAATCTAAACTACGAGATTACAATAGCACATATAAAGTTATTGACGTTATTGATCCAGTGACTTTTAAGTTCACTCACTCAGTTACTGGTTTGCCAGATCCGGCTGGATCAATTACTTTGCGAACCAAACCTCGCATTTCATCTGGCATTAACATAGATAGAATCTCAGCAGCATACACTGAAAGTGAAGTTGATGAATATTGGGCATTTGTAGTTTTAGATGGAGTGATTGCTTCACAGAGTCGATTAATTGAATCTGATGCTCTCGATAATCAACAACGCAATTCAAATTTTAGGCAGCAACTTATTGAGCCATTTACAGTTTATGTTTTTATACCTGTAGCAAATGAAATTGCTGCTAGATATTCGCGTGATGAAGCTTCTGACTTGCTACGTCCATTGCTGAGATCTCTTTTGTTCAGCAGATTGAGTACTGGATTGTATGCTGATGTTCTTAATCCAGTTCAATTTACTGGGCATGATGTATACTCTTATGATACTTCAGTATATGTTCACGCTTATAGTTTTCAGCAAGTTGCTGAAATATATGAAGAGGATACTGTTGGTCCTGATCTTGATGTTGCGTTTAGAGATATTGATTTCAGTATCTTTAGTGACTTTGGAACGCAAGTTGAATTTTTACAGGGTACTCCTGACTTGGATGATACCCCACTGTAGGAGATGGGATGAATCATATACAAATTAACGTGAAGAAGAATCTTGGTAAATTCAAAGTAGGTGATATCATCACAGTACCTACAGATGAAGCTGGAACGCCACTTGATCCATTTTGGAGACGACGTTTGAAGGATGCTGCAATAGATGGTTGTTGTGAAATTGCTAAGCCAGCGGCAAAGCAAGAAGTGACTAAAGTTGTTAGTCGCAAAACTGAGGAGAATGAATAATGGGCGGAACTCAAATTCTGCAACCTGAAGTAACATTGTCGCTGGCTAACGCAGATCGCGCAGTCAGCAACACTGAGCAGAAAGTGCTAATTGTAGGGCAGATCGTAGCAGCAGGCTCGGCTACTTCTGGTGTACTTGAAACCAATATTGCTAGTACAGGAGCGCCTGAGAATGCTTTGTTTGGTGAAGCATCTCAAGCAGCTGCGATGGTTCGAGCATTTCGTGCTATCAATCCTCTCGTTCAAGTGGATGTTCTTCCACTAGATGATGCTGGTGGTGGAACTGCTCGTGCTCTCACGATCACTATTGTTGGTACTTCTACTGAAGCAGGAACATTGGTTGTTGTTGTTGGCTCTGAAACTCTACATCGATATGAGTGTGCAGTTGCTAGTGGCGACACACCTACTGTGATTGGTGATACTATCGAAGCTGCTATCACTGCGGATACCAAGTGCCCGTTCACAGCTAATAATGTTACTGGAACAGTAACTCTGACAGCAGTGAACAAGGGAACAGTAGCCAACGATCTGGGCGTTGAAACTTCTGGAACAATTGCTGGTGTTACTGGCATGGCAGTAGCTCAGACTGTGGCTGGCGCGACAGATCCCACTTTGACTTCTGCTCTTGATGTTGCTACTGATCGGTATCAGGGTATTGTTTGGCCGTATAGTGATGGAGCTTCACTTGACACCTTGCTGACTTGGTTGGATGCTAGATTTAATCCTACCAATTCTATCATGGACGGTGTTGCTTTCACTACTACAACTGACAGTTATGCTAACGCTCTTGCTGCTGGTAATGCTGAGAACTCACCCAGTCTTGTTATTTTTGCGGACAAAGCTGAAAGTGAAACCAACTATGTTGGGCCGGCGCAGAATGAACCTTCATACTCCAAGTCAGCAATGTTTGCTGCTGTGAGATCGTTGCGTCTTACTCAAGATGCTTCAATTTCTCGGTATCTAACAAGTTCAGCTTCGCTGGATCAGTTTGGTGGTCCTGCTTTGGCATCACTGCCTTACTTTAACACTCCAATCCCGCAGATGGCAACTATTGCTTCTGGTCGTGGTTGGACTGCGGCTGAAATTGAACTGCTTTTGGCTGCTGGAGTATCGGTCATTGGCGTTAACGCAACTGGAACCAACGCACTTGTTGGCGAAGTTGTAACAACGTACAAGACTGACAGTGCAGCGAACGCAGATGTTACTTGGAAGTATCTGAATTATGTAGACACTTCCAGCAATGTTCGTGAGTATATGTTCAATAATTACAAAAGCAGGTTTGCTCAGTCTCGTCTAACAGCTGGCAGTGTTAGTCGTGGACGAGATATGGCGAATGACGTTGTCATTCGAGCATTTACTGAGCAAATGTATAAGACACTCTCTGGAGTGAATTATACTTTGGTCCAAGCAGGTGAAGATGCCTTTGTTTACTTCAAAGACAATCTGACTCTGACTCTGGATTTGGCTCTTGGCAAAGTCACCATCACGATGTTCGTGCCTATTGTGACTCAACTTCGTCAAATTATTGCGACAATCAAGATCGCATTTGATACAGAGGGTTAATCAATATGTCAATTCAACTATCTGATGCCGCAGTTCTTGTTAATGATGAGGTTGTGGCAATTGTTCCTAACTCTTTGAAGTTTACTGAAGGGTTTGGAGAGCAAACTGTTAGGGCAGCATCAGTTGGTGGCGGAGCAGTAGAACAAATTTACTCTCGTGACGTTGAGACGGCGCTGAGTAAGGTAATGTTTGATCTACATACCACACCTGCTAATGTGAAACTTCAGCGAGCGTGGAAAGCAAATGCCAATCAAAATGTCGTTCAGATCGCTGGCAAAACTACTGAAGGTGATATGACTCGCACCTTCACACAGGCAGCCATGACTGGCGATCCTGAAATTGAGATTGGCACTGAAGGTGTAATCAATATCGAATTTATGTCCAACGCAGCTATCTAAAAAGGTAGGCACCCGCCATGTCAGATGAATTGAAAACTGAGTTCCAATACGTGCTCAAGAGTCCATTCAGTTACGCAAGCAAAGGTGAGACTATTGAAGCAAAGTTTGTCGTGCTAACTGCTCCAACGTCGCGCACTACTCATGAGTGCGCGGCGTTGAAGCAGGCATTCTTCAGGGCCATGGGAGAGCAAGATTCCACAACTGCTACTGGAGCTGAACAAGCTTCAGATTATACAATTGAAGGCCCTGATATTATGACGCTGCTTGCTATGTCCAAGAACGTTGACTTTCCAGATGTGCTGGAAGTTGCCAAGAGGCTATTCCAAATGCCAGGTATCGCTTTGGTTGATGGAGAGACTAAATTTGGCAGTGCGTTAATAGACAGGATGAGCATCGATGATTTGGAAGACATGCTAGGACAATACATGGTAAATTTTATACTAGCATCTTCATTGAAGCGACTCCAGGACAAATCAACCAAGGTATCGCAAACTTGATGGTATTCTTTGAAGGTGCTGTGAGCTATACTGAATTGAAGAACATGCCATTCCCTGAGCTGGCTATGCTACAAAAAGAAGCTCAGCGCATAGCTGCGCAAAGGAGTAAGAAGTAATGGCCACAAATAGAGTTGTTTGGACATTCTTTGCTAAAGACAAATTCAGTCTAGTAGCTCAACGCATCAAAGATAAAACAGCAAACCTCAAAAAAGAATTCAAAAGACTACACGAGGCTAGTAAGAATGTTGCCAAGAGTCTTAAAAAAGTAGCAAAGAGTTTGCGAGTTGTGAGTGCAGTTGCTGCTGGAGCAGTTCTTGGCTCGCTAAAAGCATTCAGTGATATGGAAAAAGGAATCACGAATGTTTTAACATTGTTGGATGATAAGCAAGTGGCCAAATTTGGCGGAACAATTGACAAATTGGCAACAGATTCTCTAACCAAATTTGGATTCAATACTGAAGAGACTACACAAGCCCTGTTTAATAATGTATCAGCTCTAGGTGCAAATGAAAAATCATTTGAAGCATTTGCTGCAGCGCAAAAACTTGCTATTGGTGGTGTTACTACTCTTGACACTTCTGTTAGTGGTATTGCGGCGGTGATGAATGCTTACAGAGATGAAGTTGGAAGTGCTGAAGATGTTGCCAATGCTTTCTTTGCCGCTCAAAAGAAAGGTACAACCGATGTTACTAAGCTAGCATCCAATATCGGCGCTGTTGCTCCTATTGCTCACGCTATGGGAGTTAGCTATCAAGAGTTGCTAGCCACTATGGCTCAGCTTACTCAAGGCGGTCTGTCCACAGAAGAAGCAACAACATCGTTGAAAGGTGTTTTGAATACGCTAATGCGTCCTGTGGGTAGGGCACAAGCAGAGTTCAAACGTCTTGGCATCCCATTCGGAGTCACAGCAGTCAAAGGTGCTGGTCTTGCTAAGACACTTCAAAGAATTGCTGAAGTGGCTAAGGACCAGCCGGATATTATCGCTGAATTGATTCCAAACATCCGAGCATTGACTGGTGTTACATCTCTTGGTGCCACAGAGCTAGCTATCATTCAAGAAACTATAGCATCAATGAATCAAGATCAGCTTAGCCCAGCATTTGAAAAGCAAATGGCAACTTTTAGCAAATCAACAGCGCTGCTAAAAGGAAACCTTGTTGCTATGGGGATCACAATTGGTGCTCAACTGGCTCCAATGTTTATATGGCTAGCAGATAAAATTCGTGGATTGATTGATTGGTTCAACGGTTTGTCTGATACTTGGAAGAGCGTATTTTCATATGCCTTGGTTGTTGTTGCTGTTCTGGCAGGTTTGTTTTCAGCAGCTGCTATTGCAGTAACTCTATTTGGAGCTGGTGCTGCTATAGTTGCTGGAGCAATTGGTGCTGCTTTTGCGGCAATAATTAGTGTTCCTGGATTGATTGTAGCCGGAATTATAGCAGCTGGAGTTGCTATCTGGGCTTTCTGGGATGACATCAAAGGCATCGCTGGGAAAGTTATGGACTTCATAGGGTTTGGAGATGACCCAATGGAAGTCAAAGGTTCAGCTGACATAAATAAAACCAGCAAGTATTCAGGAGTGCTCACAGTTAACACTCCGCCAGGAACAACTGCTGACCTTAAAAGCAAAACAACAGGTGATCCTATTGGACTCAGACTCGGTAAGAATATGGAAACGGCATCATGAATGTTAATCAGCTACATGAAGCTTCATATCGCGGTGCATTCTTTTTTGTTGCCAGCTCTGAGATTGGTGGTGGTCGCAAAGATGCTAAGAAGGAATTTATCAATTCAGATTTACAGATCATTGAGGATTTGGGCAAACTACAGCGAGAATTTACCATCACTGGAAGCATCTCTGATAGATTCAACGTTGATGGAAAAGTTGTAACGTCATATATACAAATGCGTGACTCTTTGCTTGCTGCTCTTGAGAAGGGTGGAACTGGAATCCTAATCCATCCATGGTATGGCAGAGTTGAGAATGTAGTTTGTCGAACATTTACCATCAATGAGAATATCGGCAAACTTGGTGATGCTGATATAAGCATAACATTTGCCATATCAAATACTGATGGCATTCCTACTTCAAATCCGTATGTGCTAACTGGAATCTCCACCAAAGCAGATTCAGTCATTGACAGTGCTGTTTCTATCTTCAAAACTATTTGGGGCATCACAGCCGGAGCAACAGGCAATTTTGATTCTGCTGTAACTAAATGTACAAATTTTATTACTGCTGTTAACTCCGCAACAAGTCCAGTTGCTGCACTAGCTGATGAGATTAATGAACATACTAGGCTAGTAAATAATTTCAGCAGTGATATAGTTACTTTGGTAAGCAACCCAAATGATCTTGCCGATTCAATTTCTAGCACTATGCTTAGCATTAACAATCTATATTCATCCCCTGAGAGTGCGTTGGTTGCCTTCACAGGGCTATTTGATTTTGGAGATGATGATATTGCTTCTCCATATAATACATTTATTACTGTTGAGCGCAAAAAGAATAGAACAATTTTTAACTCAACAGTTCAAGCATCTGCTCTTTCATATAGTTATCTTAATGCGTCACAAGTTGAATACAAAACTGTTGAAGACATTAATTTAGCAGAATCTAAGTTGGAAGCACAGTATCAAAAGATGGTTAGATCAGAAGATGCTTATGAAGATATTGTAGCTGTTCTTATTGAGTTGCGAGCAGTTGTTCAAGGATTCTTTAATGAGCAAAAGCTAAATGCTAGCCAGCTGATAACTATACGAACCAATCCAACATCAACTAGATTGCTTGCGTATCAGCATTATGGTTCTTCAGCAGATGGTGAAGATATAGCTGAACTGAATGGTCTATATGATCTGGCATATCACCAAGGTGATATTAGGATATTCACAGAATGAAAATTGAAGTTAATGGAACTGAATATCAAGGATGGACAAAAGCGCAAGCTACCATCAATCTTGATACATTGAGCAATGCTTTCAGTTTCTCAGCCACATCGAAAGAAGGCAAGGCTATGCCATTTCGTGGTGGTGAATCTTGTCGAGTAAAAGTTGATGGTGAAAAAGTTATAACAGGACATATTGAAATTGTAAATGTAGATGGAGATGCAAATACTCATACCATTTCTTTGAGTGGCAGAGATAACACAGGAGATGTTCTTGATTCTAAGATTGGATCACTTTCTGATATCAGACCTCCAATCAGTTTGGAAAACATTATCAAAATTGTTTTAACTCATATCAATAGTCCAGTCAAAGTAATAAGTGAATATAGCTCAGAGCCATTTAAAACAACTGAGGATTTGGCCGCTCCTGAATTTGGTCAGGATGTTTGGGATTTCATTCAGAGTCTTGCTAGAAAGCGACAAGTGCTTCTATCATCTAATGCTGATGGCAACATATTGATTACTAGATCAAGTGGCCGATCAGTAGCAGCTACAATTCAAAATAAGATCAAGAGCGATACTAACAACGTCATCTCTCATTCAGTAAGTTATGATACAACTGGTTTGTATAGCATGTATCGCTCATCATCTCAACAGAATCCAGTTTCAATAAATGACGGAAGCACTCGTTCCAATTATAGTATTGCTGAGCAAGTTTCTGCTATACAGGATAGAAATGTAAGAGCAGGACGACAACTAGCAGTTACATCCGAGATGGCCGGATCAAATATGCTAGATAGAAACAAATGGGAATACAATATCAGAAAAGCAAGAAGCCAAACCTACTCAGCTACAGTACATGGTTTTAGAAACCAAACTGGAGATCTGTGGGAAGTAAACACAGTGATTCATGTAGTTGATGAATTCTCTGGCATTGATGCTCGTATGCTTGTTAACTCAGTTCAATTTACTCTTGATGATAATGGAAGACAAGCTGTTCTCGGTTTAGTACACAAAGATGCTTATACATTAGCACTAGCTGAGGACATCAAAATTGATAAGATTGGTACTGGCTTAGTGGAGCCAACTACTGAAGAAGTTGTTGAAGCTCCTGGATCAACTGAACCTGGCTGGAAACCTTGGTCACCTTCAGACATTTTTGGTGGGTAATTGATGAGTGTAGTTAATATGATCAAAAGTTTAGTGAGGTGGGTTGTTATCACCTCAGTAACAAAAGATGATAAAGATTTTCCGCTACACAAAGTCACCTACATAGCAAAGGCAGGTGATGCCCTGGCTTGGTATCCATACGGATTTCATGCTAATCCTGGGCCAGCAGCATTAGCTTTAATGCTTGCTGTTAATTCAGATGCTGAAAACAGAGTAATGTTTCCTGGAAGTCCAAAAGAAAGAATCAGTGATGATCTTCCAACTCCACTCGCTGAAGGTGAGATTTTAATTTACAATCCAATTACCAAATCTTATGTTCATCTCAAAGAAGATGGTTCTATTGATATAGATTCTAAGCTAGATATTAACATCACTGCTGCTAATGATCTCACTGCCACAGTTGCGGGTGACACTACAATAACTTCAACTGGACCAATTGATATTGATAGCAGCGGAGCAATTACTGTAGACTCAGTTGGATCAACTACAATCACTGGCACAGGTACAGTAAAGATAGATGGCAATACAGTTGTTGATTTAGATGCCGCTCTAGTAAAAGGGCACAATGGTGGCGCGATTGAAGCTTTGTGCAATGAAACTTTCATTGCTTTGTTTAACGCTCACATACATTCTACTCCATCTAGCGGTAACACTTTCGCACCTACCATTGCTGCTGCAGTTGGAACTGATACAACAACAGTTTTGAAGGGTGAATAAATGACAGTTGGAATTGACGCTATCTTGACTCTTACTAATGACAATGTATATGATATTAGCATCGGTGATAATGGAGATATAGAATCAGCAGATTCTTTTGATACTGCTATTCTTACTAGCATATTTGCTGAACGTCGTGCTAATGAATCTGAAGTGCTCCAAGCATTCATGCGTCGTGGTTGGATTGGGAATGAGTCTACTCCTGGTTTTGAAATTGGATCCAAGATTTGGTTGTATGAACAAGCACGGATGACTAGAACTGTTTTGAATGGTATCACAACTTCTGCTACTCAATCTTTACAGTGGCTCATAGATTCTGGTTATGCTCTATCAGTAAAAGTTGAAACCAATCTTACAACAACTGGTGTACGTCTTGACATAGTTATCTATAGGCCAAACTCAGAAGTTGAACATAGATATTACACACTTTGGGATAACACAGGCATACCAGTTACTGCGAAACAAACTTTCTTCCAGCTAACAGCATCTCCAGCAGTTGCTGAAACTAGTATAAATTCATTTGTTATCTTTGATAAGATTGGAAGACCAGACTATCCAGTGGAAGTTATTGTTTACTCATTCAAAGATTTTGCTGGTGTAGCAGCGCCGACAATTTCAACTGGTATTGGTTGGCATCCTGATAGTGTAATAACAATTTACAATGATGCAAATGTTAAATTGATTGGCGCTGGTGGACGTGGAGGACGTGGAGGTGAAACGTCAGGCAATGGTGGGGTTGGCGGTGGAGGCACTGGCGGCAATAGTTTTGGTCCTGGCGGTTTACCGAATGGTTATGATGGACTCTGGGTAGCAACTCCATCTGGACCAGCAACAGGTTCTGCTACAGGTGGTACTGTTGACCGCGCTGCTGAAAATGGAGAGACTGGTTATCCATCGCTTGAAATGTTTCATGATGTTACACTTTCCAATTATGGAACGTTGTCAGGTGGCTGTGGTGGCGGAGGTGGTGGCGGCGCTGATGGAGGTGATGGTGGTGTTGGTGGCGTTCATGGCTTTCAATATGCCGCAAATGCAGGTGATCCAGGAACAGGAACTGATCCTGGTGTTGGCGGATCATGGGGCTATACCATAGTGAAAAATGGTTACACTTTAACGTATGCACCACAAGGCATCATTCGTGGACCTATTCTGCCGTAACTGAGGACATAAAATGGCAATTGATTTACCGACATCTGCGACTGAAATTGATCAGCGAATGAAAGTTGACGTTAATCGTGAACTTCCCAATGCTAATCCATTTCTGAAGAATAGTTGGCTTGGCGCTCTTGTAACAGCACTTGCCAATAGAGTGTATGATTTCCATTACGCTCTCAAGAAAGCAGAGCGTGAAGCAATTCCTGATACAGCTGTTATCAATCTTGAACAATGGGCAGCTATCTGGAACATTTTGCGTAAAGCTGCTTCACCTGCTACTGGCAACATAAATGTTACTGGTACTGCTACCACCACAGTTCCAGCCGGAACATTGTGGACTACAACAGATGGTATACGTTATCAATCCACAATTGTCAAAACTATTGCTGCTCAAGCTTTAGCAGTATCGACAATTACACGATCTGGTACTGTAGCTACTTTGACTACAGTAAGTGATCATCTACTTGCTTCAAATACTATAATTACAATCACTGGAGCA